ATTTCGAACAGTGCAGAAGAATTTGGTGTATGGTTCAGTCCACGGCACCGAGTCCACCCACATGGTTAATGGGTTATTCTTGCGATCTAATGTTGTATTGATGCCTGACCATTATTTTGACAGGGACAATCTTGACATAACATTTCGCAAGAAAAATCCTGACGCTAGTGGTGGTAAATTTGTGTGTAGGCTTTCGCGAACATGTTCATATCGGATTCCTGGAACGGACATGCGAGTATGCTATTCGGCGACTGGCGGATCATTTAAGGATGTAACTAAGTATTTTGGAAATGAATTGCCTGACACGATAGACTTTTCATTGTTCTGGCGAATGAAGGAAGGTGAGATCATGTCCGCTAAAGGACTTGCCACTAAGCGTACAGTCACAACATCACATAGTTCATACCCTGGATATTTGTATAGTTCATTAACTATGGACACTTTTCCAGGTCTGTGTGGAGCTACCCTTGTATCCAATAGGGTTGCGTTGGTTTATGGCATACATTTGGGAGGCAAATCCGGATCCCCAGTTGGTTGCGCTGGTTATTTAACGCGCATGCAGTTGGAAGAGGCTTACGCAAACTTGCGGTGTTTGGAAGGCACGCTTTTGACCGGCACGGCTGAACATTTTGAAACACAAGTGCTTGGCAAGAACGTGGTTGAGCTTAATGCCCCCATAGATTCCAGAAATGTGCTGAGGTGGATGCCTCATGGGTCTCAAATTGAATATTATGGATCCGCTGGTAATAAAACGAAATTCAAAACGACAGTTAAGAACACTCTTATCAGCGAGTCTGTAACTGAGATTATGGATTGCCCAAACGTGTACCGAGGGCCTATGGTGAATCCCCCGTGGAAGGGTTGGCAAGCGTGTTTAGCAAATATGGCTTTGCCTGCCCATCCCTATCCACACGCGTTGTTGGAAATGGCCATTATAGACTATAAGAGCAGTTTAGTTGAAGTCTTTAATAGGCCTATGTGGAACGATATCTGCCCATTGACAGATAGGGATAACATCAACGGCATACCGGGTAAGCGATTCGTAGATGGCATCCGCATGAGTACAGCGATAGGGTATCCTTTAACTGGCACAAAACGCAATTACATCGTAGAGAATGTTTATGATGGTTATGTGCAGCGTGAGTTTGTGCCAGAGATAATGGATGAAATTGACCGCTGTTTGCAGTTGTATAGGCAGGGTCAACGAGCATACACCATAGCTAAGGCGTGCAAGAAAGACGAAATTTTAGCTAAAGACAAATGCCGCATATTCTTTGGCAATCCCATAGCTTTATCGTTCTTAGTGCGCAAGTATTTTTTGCCACCTATAAGAGTGATACAGATGAATCCCATCGTGTCTGAGTGTGCCGTCGGAGTTAATAGTCAGGGTCCAGAGTGGCAAGCGTTGTATAATTATATAATTAGACATGGCACAGATCGATTGATTGGGGGTGATTATGGTCAGTATGATCAAAAATTGCCCTCACAACTTTTGTTGGCTGCACTGCGTATTATCATTGATTTGAGTATGCAATGCGGCTATACGGAGGAGGATCGAATGGTTATGGAGGCTATGGCTGGCGATTTAGTTTACGCGATGATTGCCTTCGACGGGAATTTGATTGGCCTGACCGAAGGATCTCACATTAGTGGTAATTCACTAACTGTCATATTAAATAGCATATGTGGCAGTTTGAATATGAGAAGCTACTTTTATGAGAGACATTGGCCGCCAAGTTTCGAAGCGCGCACTCCATTTAGAGATGTGGTGTCCTTAATCACATATGGAGACGACAATATTGGTTCAGTACATCCACAGGTTGACG